ACCTGCGACTGGATCGCCACCAGCGGAGACAGCGGGTACGGGTCGTCGGGAACGGTGTAGACGCCGAAGATCGCGTACGGCCCGTTCTTCGGGCCATAGTACGGAATCGGCTTTCGGACGTAGCCAGACCACTTCGACTGGCCCTTCCCGCTCTTGACGACGGTGTAAATGGTCCCGTGCACGAGGTTCGACCCGACCACGTCGTCCAGCAGGTGGGCGGCGGCGTCGTTCACCTCGGGGACCCACAGTTCGTAGACGGTCAGTTCGTTCCTGTTCTCGATGTCCCGAGAGCGGGAGTTGTCTGGCCGCGCCTCGTCGACGTCCGTGTTCGCCGCGATGTCCGAGATGGCGTCGGCGTCCCACGAGTCGTCGACCGCCGCCTTCCGCAGCAGGTCCTCCTTGTCGACGACGTAGCAATGCCCCATGTATCGGGCATCCTCCCAGTTCGACGCGGCGGGGTCGATGAAGAACCGCTCGGGGGAAATGCGGTAGATGCGGGGCAGGTACGGTTCCATCCCGTCCTGACGCCGCACCTCGCCGCGCGGCTCGCTGACGACAAGGCCGACTCCCCACCCGAACAGCATGTCCGTGGCGATACGCTCCAGAGTGCGCCGCAGGAAGGTCACGCGGGACCACCTGTTCATCGCGATCTGCAAGCGCTTCGACACGAGCATGTCGACCGACGGTCGGCCGCTCTTCACCCTGAACTTGGGATTGTCGTGGATGATTCGCGGAAGGATGAGCGAGACGTATTCGTGGGCGAAGTTCTCGGGGTCATCGTTCTCGAAGTCGGCCTTGTCGTCTCGGTACGCTGGACCGTGGTAACGCTCGACCATCGACGTGAAGTTGGAGATGTGGGCGTCCCTGAAGCGCTCCGCGCTTTCGATCTCACGCCTGATGGATTCGAGCGATGTGTCCAGCATGTTGCCTCACTTCTTCTTGCTGGGCTTCTTGCCGCCGCCCATGCCGCCGCCGTAGCCGCCGCCCTTGGCTCCGCCCTTGCCGCCATTCATGCCCTTGCGGGACGTCGAGCATCCGCTCTTCTTCATCGCTTGCTCCTGTTCTCAGGCTTCTGCTGACACTCGATCATCGAAGCCTTTGCAACGACCGAGTTGACGAAATGCATGAGGCGCTGCGCGTCCGCATTCTCGATGCGGTCCACGTCTCGCGTGTCGATGTACTTGATGTGAGCGGTCGTCCCGAAGAACGAGATGCGCTCGATTCGATGGAGGGGCACGAAGACCTGTTCGGTGATCGGTACGAGCATCAGCGCTTCCTCGCCTTCTGCTGGGCCTTGGACTTGAACGGCATGGTTCACCTCTTGAGAAAGTATCTGGTCCTGACCCAGTCGACCTCAAGCGTTGCAGGCTGGGCAAATGTCTGCACGCCACGGAGCGTGATTCCTCCGTTGTTGAGCGTGGAACCGTTTCCAGAGATGTTGACCTCCTCGGACATGTTCACATTGCCGACGAAGTTGTCCCGTCTTGGGATGAACGCTGGGTCGATCTCGTTGTGGACGAGCCGACCATTTGCCCAGAACTGAGCCTGTTTTCCATCTCGGCGAACCCAGACGTGCAGTGTCGACCATCCGTCTGTGCGAACGCCAGTGTCGATCCGCTTCTCTTGGAAAAAAGGATCTCCGTATCCTCCCTGCCCGTTCACCGACAAATGGGCGAACCAGTTGGCCTCGCTTCCGTACGTCGTGAAGCAGATGCAGGCGTAGAACGGCGTGGAGTTCGGGACGTAGGTGATGTGTCCAGCGGAGAATCCGATGCGGGGGACCGTCTCGTCTGCGTTTGTCTTGACAAACTTGACCCGAGCCGTGCAGTCCATCTCGAACTGTCCAGCCATCAGGTTCGAGTTCTGCCCTCCAACTCGGTCGGAGACTGCGACTCGGAGTCCAGTCGTGATCGGAATGGCGAGCCCGTACTTCTGCGCGAAGTCGCTGGAGTAGTCGGCGACGAGAGACAGGTTGCCTCCTCCTCCGATCGTCGGGTTCCACACGTTCATCGAGCCGATCACGAGGCCGTTGGTCGGGGTCTTCGCGGCGCAGTTGCCGAACATTCGGCAGCACTTCCTGATGTCGAACTCGCGCGCGTCTGGGAACGAGTGATCGACGGACTCGAATACGCCGTGCATTACGCCCTCCTTGTGAAGTAGCGGAACTGGAGGTAGTCGGACTTCAACTGGTACGCGGTCGTCACGGTTCCAGTCGCATGGGCGTCGAGGCCGACTCGGATGGATGCGGTGAACGGAAGTCCAGTCACGGTGTGCTTGACGACGTCGTCCACCGTGAACACCGCCTTCTGGCCGTCCTGAGACACCCAGATCCCGAACGTGCTCCACTGCGAGACGGGAACGCCAGTGTCGATGCGGACGCGGGTTCCAGTGGATCCGTCCCAATTTCCCCACACCGCAACCCGCCACGTCGTCTCGGCGGGACCGCGCTCGAAGACAAGACCGTTCGCCGACTGGCCAGCGTTCTGCCGAGCGAGGATGCTGTCGAAGAACCCGATGCGGATGTACGCATCGCCAGCGTTCGGGGTGCCAGCGGCGATCCGCGCCCTGCACAGGAAGTCGAACTCGCATGTACCGAGAGCGAGCGTGGAAGCGGTTCCGTGATCTCGGATGGAGCATCTGGTCGCCTGAGCGGCGTTGCTCGGGATCTCAAGGGTGACGACTCCAGCCGTCTGGTTCGGCGTGCTGTACTCGGCAGCGTACGCGATCGTCCCAGCGGGGGTTCCGCCAGTAGTCTCGACGAAGTCGCCGACGTTGAAGAAGTCGCTCGCCATGCGAGCGCAACGCTCGATGTTGTAGTCCCTGATCTCCGTCGGGAACGACTCAATCTTCTGCTGCCGCTGGATGCTCATGTCGCCTCTCTCTGCGACTCGCAGTCGCCGATGAGCGGGGACGCGCCCCGCAGGATGTCGAAAAGCCTCTCGTTCTCGGCCTTCAGCCGAGCGCACTCCGCCCGAAGGTCGGCCAACTCGACCCGAAGACGGATCAACTCGTCGGTCACGGCTGGACCTCCTGACGGGACTCGCGGTCCTTGAACAGCAGAGTGATGCCCATCCGAACCACGTCGACCACGCTGACGTGGCGCGACCACTCCGCCGAGTACAAGGCGGCAAGGCGCTTCAGATCCTCGTGGCTGTCGAGGTCGATGCGCACGGTCTTGGTCGGCTTACGCGGAATCGGCATGCTCCTTGAAGCAGTCCCATCCTCGGAGTTTCTCGACATCCTGCACGGTCATGTCGTAGATCAACGCGAACCGCGCACAAACCTCCCGTCGAGCCACATCGCGCTCGGCGCGTAGCCGTTCGACCTCGCGCTGCGCGTCCAGCGCCTCGTGGCAGAACTGCGTCGTACCTTGGTTCCGAGCGCAGCCCACGTTGCTGCGAAGCCGCTCGATCTCGGCGGCAGCCTCGATCCTGAAGTCGGCGGAGACGGGATGGTCCACGTCGCGGAGACGCCTGACGATGTCGTCGGTCATCGGCCCTCCTTCGGCGGCAGTTGCCACAGAGGGATGCGATCCCTTTGAAGCGCGAGTTCCTTCGCCGCTTCCTCGTGCGCTTTCGCGCACAGTTCGTCACGCTGTCGCTGCCACTTCACATCCTCATCGCTGTCAGGGAGAAATCGCAGCGACCCATGCTGGAAGAAGAGCCGTTCAAAATTACGGCACACGGCGGCTTGGTATCGCTCGTTCATTCAGCACCCCCACCGCTTCCGCGCAGCCTTGCCGCGCTCGCCCTTCCACGAACTCGAACGGGCGCAGAAACTCTTGTGCCGAGGGTCGTCCTTGTCCTTCGTCGGAGCCTTGAGGTTCGACCCAGTCTCGCGGTTGTACTTCGCGCGGCCCTTCGCGGTCAGGCCAGCGCCACGGGACACGGGCATCTTCTCGCCGCGACCGACAGACAGGTTCGGATTCTTCGCCATCGACGCTCCGTTTCCGCAGGCAGGCGGCTTCAGCGCCTGACCTCGCTGTGCTTCAGGATAGCGCCAAGAGTCTCTGGTGCATATCCAGATTGCGGCCTTTCTGGACCAACTCCCTCGTCGCACAGCATCAGCGCCCCAGCGATCGCGATCACCCTGTCGCCGTGGCTCTCCCGAGCGCCGCTCGTCATGTCGCGCACCGAAGCCGCCTCGATCGAACCGTCGTCCAAGATGATGTAGTCCAGCATCTCCTTCAGCGCGTCCACGCTCCGAACCACCACCTCGCCCTGCGCCAGACACCGACTCAGGTCGGCCAGCAGCGTCCGCTTGCTGCGGCGGGTCGAATGCCACCCCACCTTCCCCGTCCGCGTCTCCGACGACTGGCCAATGGACCGCTGCCGATACACCTCCGTGTACCCGATGCGGTCGAAGTCGTGGTGCATCGCAGCCCCCGCCCCGTTCACCTCCCAGCCCAGCAGCGGGTAGCGCCTGCCCCGATACACCGTCATCGCCGCCTCCGCCATCTCGTTCGACAGGTCATGGGGCGGGATGTTCGGGTCGATGAACTCCGCCACCAGTTCCCGCGCCTCGCTGTCCATCACCGCCACCGCACTGTTCGCGCTGCCCGTGCCGTACGCTGGGTCGGCGAACATGACGTACTCCCGTTCCCTGTCCCCGTCACGCCACACCCGCCACCGCCCGTTCGGGTCGTCCACCATCTTGCCCCTGACCAGTTCGCACCGTCGCGGCATGTCGCCGTGCCGTGCCATGTGGTCCGTCACCACGGCAGGCTGGAAGAAGTTCTGACCGCTACCCACCTCGGTCGCGAACACGTTCTGCGCTAGGTCGACCGTATCGCGGCGCGGTATCTGCTCCCCGAGCCACGGCGTCCAGCGGTACACCGACCCCGCCACTCCCGTCACCCTGCCGTCGCCGTCCGTCCTGTTCTCGCCTCCAGCGCCCTTCTCGGGATGGTCCGTGTACAGCAACTCCACCAGCCTCGGATCGCCTGTCGCCCGAGCCTGACGGATGAGGTTGCTGTAGTGCGTCCCTGCTCCCAGTGGCGTGCTGACCGCGACTCGGCAGGCCGTGCAGTCCGCAGCCGACCGCCATGCCGCCTCGGCTTCGTCCATCGCCGCGAACTCATCGAACATCACGAACGTGCGTCGTCCACCGCGTCCGACGTGTGCCGTGCTGGCCTGTCCCGTGATCGTCGCTCCGCTCTGCGGGTTGCGGAGCATCATGTGCTGGCGGCAGTCCGACCCACGCCGCGTCAGCCTGTCCGCCTCGCACGGCAGCAGCCAAGCGGGCTGTGCACCGACGAGATAGTCGACCTTCCAGAACAGGCTGTCGGGATCGCTGGGCTTGTCCACGCCGTCCTCGACTCGCGACACCAGCAGCGCCTGCCAGCCGTGGAACAGCCAGCCCCACGTCGCCACGCCTGCCAGCAGCCACGAAGCGCCCATGTCGCGGCTCTTGCGGATGACCACGTCCCGACCGTCCCGCACGGCAGCGATGATCTCGTCGGCGGCTCGGGCTTGGCAGTCCCACAGCACGAACGGGTGGTTGGCTCGCTTCGTCGGCGTCTCGCGTCCCGTCGTCGGGTCGGCCTGCTTGACTCGGTACGTCCACCCAGTCAGTCGCAGCCACAGCGCGAAGTCGTCTGCGAACGCAGCACGGAAGTCTGCCTGCGCCTGCTTGTCGTCCGCGCAAGCCTTCAGGAACCTGTCGCGGGTTTGAACGATGCTCACGCCTGCCACTCGGCCAGCAGCATCCGAGCCCGAGCACCGTCACCGTCCATCGCAATCGTCGTGCGCTGGTCGACCTGCACGCTGCTGCGCTCGCGGTACGTCTCGGGCTTGAGCGCCTTGAGTCGGAACTGGAGCAACTGAACCTGCACTGGAGTCGCCTCGCGTTCGCCGCGCGCGATTTCGTCGACGATCGCTTCGAGCGTTGCCGCGATCTCTGCGTCAGCGATTTGGAGCCTCTCCGCGAAGTTCTTATCGGTGCGCTTCCATCGCAACACGTCGGTTTGACAGCAGTCTGCTGCTTCGCAAGCCTTTCGCCAGCCAAGACTTGCGAGAGACGTTAGAAACGCATCTTGCCGTGCCTTGCGTTTCTCGACGGCCGATAACTCATCAGCGGGCGGAACCGAGAACAGTTCTTCCGAAGGAATCTTCGTCCTCGCGATGTGTTGCATACCGTTGATTCTAAGCCACTTGCAGCGAGAAGTCATCTGTTGCACGGGAAGAATTTCCAAGATTCCCCACTTTGTCCGCTTGACTATGTTGCAGGGTGTTGCTATTGTTGGTTTCTCGCTGGCCGATTGTTCGGTCGGCACACGCAACGCATGGAAAGGAAACGACAGATGAGACAGTACGCGCAGATGATGTTCCAGCGAGCCATTGACCTCGCGATCAAGTACGACGCCCAGTGGACCCAGCCGTGGGACTGCGGTCCTCTTCTCTCGGCCTGCTGCGAGATGTCGGGGATGCCCGAGTGGATGGTTTGGCAGGCGTTCCGCGAGGAGCAGTGCGCTGCGAACCTGCGGAGGGCCGCCGAGTCGGCTCGCGGGCTCTACAACCACAAGGGCTTCAAGTTCCTGACGGTCGAGACGGCCTACACGGACCGCTACGGCAACGCGCAGACCCGCACCGAGAACCTGACGGTTTCGACGCCGCTGCACCGTGCCGTCACGTGGTACCTGATGAACTGCTCCTGCATCACGGCCATATCCGAAGCCGACGAAAAGCAGCAGAATGCCCTGCGCTTGAAGCGCCTTGCCGACATGCTGAAGACTTCGGTGGACCGAGGAGAATTCTCGATGTACTCCGCGGAATTCGTCGCGTTGATCGTTGAGTGGGTGGACGCGACTGGTCTTCCCGAGCCCGAGCCCAAGCCTGAGCCGAAGCCAGCGAAGCGCGCCCGCGCGACGAAGTGAGTCACGGTCGTTCGCCACCGCCCCTACGGGGGCGGGCACGATCCACCGTGGATCAAGCACGCAAATCATGGCAAGGAAAGAAGATGCACGACTTGAGCAACATCGTCAACTCGGCGAACTACTGCTACCGCGGCAAGAAGTTGAAGCCGATCACCGCCACCCTCATCGAGGCGACGCATCGCGTCGGGATGGACGAGATCACCGCTGCGAACGCGGCGGAGTTCTACGCCCGTCTCGGACTGGTCGGCTGCATCGAGGATTCGGCGCTGTACCTGATTACGCCCGAGGATGTGGTGAACCACA